TACAACAAATGGTGGTGAGCCTATCGGAGATGAGGATTACATCTTTGTTGATGGGCGTATGTATCAAGTCAACGGTGCTGTTACAGAAGGAGATACAACTATTGTAGTGTTTGATACTTTACCTACTGAAATTACTGTAGGTTCTATCATTTACACTGGTGCAGACGGCGCACCCGAAACTGCTCAAACAATTGATACTACTATCGGAACAGGACTCATGCAGGGTGGACAGTCGGACAGCACCAATACAGCCACCAAGAGTATGCTCAATCACTTTTGGCCGAGTGGTAGCCGTGGTGGGCCATTGGTGAGCCGTCTTGATGGCTACGCTTATGTTTCATCATCATGGGATTATCCACGAGACTACGGCTTCGATGGTCCCATATGGTCGGATGCTGACGATGATGGTTCGTATGCTGTAAGTAGCGGTATCAGTAAGTCATCGTATGATGGTATCAACAACCCAACACGCCCACGCCCATTCGGTTATCGCTTCGGCCTACGCCAACCATACAACAAACCGCAATGGTCTATGTATGGATTGCGAGCGTTGCGTGAAACAGCAGTGACAGCCACCAACGCAAGTATAGGTTACACTCATGGCCCATTGGTGCAAACTGAAACTCAAACATCAACATACGCTGGTGGAGATGGTAGTTCAACCTCTACTTTCCCGAACACCTACACTGGTATTATGGAACGACAAACCAACTTCTCCGGTATGCTTGGTGTTGACAAACCGGAGTGGCAGGTTCGATACAGTGACGGTGTTCGCTATACCCGCCCATTCGGTTGCCCTGTACGCACCCTACGCAACAGTGCTACTGTATTGCGTGACTGGTGGGGCGATGGTAACGGTAAGGGCTTAGATTCAATTGAGGATGCCGCTAAGTATTACATTGTTGATTGGTGGGGTAATACTCGTGGTGAGGATATTCGCCGGTTCCCTGTCCGTTCATTCGGTATTCGCCCATCATGGGATGCAGGTGACGCATACGAATACGACCGACGCAATGACCGTACGCCGTATCAGCGAATACATAACAATGGAAAACACCTTGTCAATTTGAAAGGGCTTACCAATGCGGCAGACTCGGCATTAAGTATTTCAGCAACCGTACCGAGATTTGGTGGTCGTTTAAACAACACTAATAGTAATGATTCAACAACTTTGGTTGATGTATTCATGCCATCAAACGCACAGCGTGTAGGCGACATGGGTAATGGTCGAGGTATTCGATACCCAACTCAATTTAATGAAGATGTCTTAACAGCATTGAGTGAACCAATACACACGACAGGACTTGTTCTCTCTCATCACACCGCCGAGCCAATCCTCAATGATGGATTTATTCGTGCAAGAAACGATACATTGCAAGCCGATGAAGTGCCTCGTGGTATCAGTTCACGCTTGGAGATTGCAGAAGACGGACTACTCAAGCCCGAAGCAGTAGTAAGCGACCGCATGGAAAACATCGTCGGTGATTCACCGCATAAGGATGCAGTAAGCCGCAGTAGTCCTCGTATTGGTCTTGACACCGAAAACCTACAAGGCGTTGACACTAATCAAATCATCATCAACACCGAGGCGCACAGCCTACACACAGACCGCAATGTAGGACAGCGTGTTATATTGCAAGGAGGTTTCACCACCGCTTCGCAAACTATTGGTAACTACGACCTTACCGCACTCAACTTTGGAGGGCAACCTCAAGGTGGCGCAGTGCGTATGAGCCATACCTCAAACTTCAACCCGCTTGGTGGAACTTACCTTGCCGAAACTCGCAACTACCTTTCACCAATTGATGATAGTAATTGGGGTGGTTTTACTGATGCTACATGTAATACAAACCACACATCCGGTTTGTCCGATGGTTCTTCAACAAGTGTCCGACATGTCACTATGACTTCCACTGCAAAATTAGTTGTAGGAATGACTGTAGCGGGAACGGGTATTCATGCAAGTGCGACTATCGCCGCTATTAACAATGCTACTTGTTTCACTTTAAGCCATGATACCACTGCTACCAACACGCCCACGACATTGAGTTTTGCACCACCTACAGCAATGGGTAGTAACCCGTATGTTACAAGTGCATTCACCAGTGCTGGTAAGCGAGCAAATGTTGTTGATAAGACAATCACATACATGATGCGCCCTGTTCGCTTAATGGATAAACAACACATCGAGATGTTCCGTTCCAACCTCAATTTGCACTCATCAGCCCCGCAATACGGTAGTAATTACTTCGGTGCTACCGCTGGTGGTAAGTACGGTTTGTATCTGTATAATGTTGACAACGGTAGAGCAACTGGTGGTGGTATATACATGCGCTCAACCAGTCCCGATACCAACCCGCCTTACGCACCTGCTTATCTTATGGACATCAGTGCAAGTGACACTGTGCCTATGAGTAAAGGGCCGAAAATCATTGGAACAGGTGATAGCGGCTTTGACAGTAGTAAAATTGACAATGAAGTTACTCGTGTAATTATGAGTGAAAATACTTTGCAACACTACCGTTCCGATGCATCACGCCGTCGTACATCAGTAGAAAACGATGATGCTGTTGTTCGTAAAGATTACAGCGTACAACCACGCTTTTCCCAGTCTCTTCATCCAAAAGGACATAAAGGAGATGTCTCCTACAACTCAACAGACCACAGTGGTGATGGCGCATGATTGAATACGACTTTTGTAATTGTTGTACACCAATGGAAAATGCGTTTGCTTTAATGAAGGCTAAGAAAAAGAGTAAACCATTTCACGGTTACAATCCAAACAAGCATCATCGTAAGGGTGGACTAAACGCTAAAGGTCGAGCAAAAGCAAAGCGTGAACAAGGCTCTAATCTTAAACCACCCGTAACTACTAAACCAAGTAAACTTAAGCCCGGTAGTAAGTCTGCAAAGCGACGAAAATCATTTTGCGCCCGTATGAGTGGTGTAAAAGGACCAACCAGTAAGAAAGGTAAATTGACACCGAAAGGGGCTTCTCTTAAACGGTGGAACTGCTGATGACTCCAATAGATAAAGCATGGGTTTTCCTCAAGGCATCACGCCAAATGAAGTTGTACAACTACATAGAAGATTACCCCGGTAAAGAGCCTGTAACAGCCTTTAGAGGAATACATGGCGGGCGTGTTGCTCAAAACATGCGTGAAGGTGTGCAACCTCAACATGCTGAAAAATGGCATGAAAATGCGTATGAAAAAATTGCGCCCTTTTCAATTAGTGGAAAGGGGTCATGGTGGGCTAAAGGGAATACACCTCAAGCGCATGAGAGTGCATCGGCTTTTGCGGCATCAAATGACCCTGTAGGTATGGTTATGGGTTATCGTGGAAAACTACCAAGACCAATTAACCGAATGGGTATAGACCCTTCACCTGCTTTACTTGGTATGCACCCCGATGAGTATGAATCAACACCGATGGATTTTGAAGAATCGTTTGCACAACATCAAACAAACCTTGACCCCGATAAATTAGTATGGACTAAACCAAGCGGTATATGGGAGGGTATGTAATGGCTGTCATAAAAAATACAGTCGTCGGTCGGTTTAGTACCGATATGCCCGCAGTGATGGACCATGTGCGTAAACCAGTCTTCGTGGACAATGCCGTTCATCATGCAAAGGTGGACACGAGTACAGGTGTACAAGCAAAAGTTACCATTGAAAATAGTAACGCATCTACTTTTCAAGTCATGCCCGAAACCCGCTATCAAATCGTTGAGGGTGAGTCGTCAATTCAAATCACACATAAAGAAACATCGGGGCATAGTAGCACCGCAGTGCCGTTTTTGGGTGACAATGTATTGAGTTCAACTAACAAACCCATGCTTGTTTACAACGCCGACAATCCCGCCCAACGCTTGTCTATCTCTACACTTGAATCCAGCACCGTTGGTATTCTAATGAATCTACAGAACATGAAAGGAAAAACACTTAGTGACCTCGGTTTCTTTGAGCGTGAAGTTAAATTGGGCCAACCAATTGATGTAGGTTTACGAACAACAGATATGGCTATTCGCTTAGGACAACAGGCTACCACCAGCATGAACAGTTTCAACATTGGTCGAAACATGGGTTCAACCAATAACAATAACGGTCGGAGGTTACACTCAACCCGTTTCCTCGGTCAAGACTTCACAAACATCAATTTGATGACCGCCCTCCGCTTTCTCGGTCGTCATGATAGCCGCATGATTTTGATGGACCGCTTCGGTAACATGCTCTATGTTCCTATCACATTCAGCGAGGCAACTCGCACCGTTGACGCTAATCTACGCTTTGGCTCTAAAACCAATGACCCCGTAGATAACACACCTAATCGGGTTACTGTACAAGGTCAACCAATGGCATTGAATGATTTGGTTATTGTTACCGTTGATGACACCGAAAGACAAAGCGGTGTTAATGGTGAGATACGAGAAGAACCAGCACCCGTTGTAGATATGACGGTGCGTTCTACCAATGGTGCAAGAAAAGTTGCTCGTCAAATCTTACGGGGTAACACCTTGACGGCTGGCTCTATCAGTAGTACAGGACACCCCGGTATCACTGATTTAAGACCGGGTATGACTATTGAGTATGACGGTCAAACTCGTGTCATTACAGAAGCAAGACACATGCCGATTGTAGGAACAACCGACCTTACTTTACTTAACATTGAATCGGGAATAGAAGGAGTGTTACAAGGAATTAGTGAAGGTGCAACCTCTGTTTCCAGTGGAGAAGCACCGCTTAATTATGTGCAAATTGTAGAAGAAAACTTGTCAATGTTCGGTAAAATAGAGTTGCGTATCACTTCTCAAGTAACCGAGCGTGGCGTACATAACACCGCCTTCTTAATCGGAGGGGTTAAAGGCACGAAGACAAGAGGCAAAATTGGTGGCGAAGGGTTGCCGATAGGGGCGAATAAGACCGAGTTTAGGAGATATTGACATGCCTGTATCAAATCACATACGCCGTTTGCTCTTACAAACCATCGCTGATACTATCAACGAAGTAGTGGTGGGTTTCGACGGAACACCTGCTACTGCGGAGGATGGTGCGGCAGGTCGCCCTGCTATCGTTCTCACGCCAACAGTGACGATTATTGACGACACCGCCCTTCTTGTTGAAGCATCAATGAGTGCTGATAATTCGTTTACTGATAGCATCCGTGAGGTGTATATACAAAATAGAAGCACTTCCGACTTCACACCAGTCGCTCGCTATACAACTAAACCAATCATCAAAACATCAGCAAATGAAATTAACATTGAAATCTTAATCGAGGTGGCATGACATGGCAGGGAATCCAGTATCGGGGCATACAAATCATAACTTGACAGTATCAACAGCGACGAATGTTGATGGCTTAGGCGACGGCGACCACATCTTATCACCCACTCTTACCAACATGATAGAGGGTGTGCATGGTAATGGTATCATCATGTATGACGACACCTCTGTAGGTGAAGGTGACAGGAACACACCTGCTAATTTACCCGGTGCTGTCAATTACGCAAGTGGCACTACTTTCACTGTAAAAGGAGGATATGTTGTTCTTGATGGAGTAATGTATGAGTTTGCAGGTGGTGTAGGTGCAACAACAACTTACACGCTGAATACCAGTAGTGCAAGTGCCGCAGGTTCTCACACCGCCCTTACCAGTGGTAAAGAAGCACTCGTAGTTGTCTATGCTTGCGCTGATGATACTTCTACTGTAAAACATATTTATTGGGAATTAGGAACGGCTACTACTATCGGTGCAAATGCTTACCCTGCTTGTTCGACTTCTTTCCTCAATACACCTACCGCAACAGGTAGTAGTGCGTTGGCAAATACTCAAACGCTCGTTTTAGCCGTTCTTCGTGTCGTGTTTGCAAGTGGAGGCGATGACCTCAAGTTGGCTATTACGGAAGTGAATGACAAGCGTGTATTCATCCGACCGTCACCTATGTACTTCTCACCCGTCACTACCGGCGATATTGCCGCTACTGCCGAGGTTGATTCGCATACTGAACTTGACAACTTTCATGCCGCCGAAGTTGGTGGTTTCAGCGCATCACGCTTCGGTGCAATGTGGCAATCATTCGGGGCGCAAGTAGCCAGCACCACTGCCGGAGACAACGATAAGGATGTATTGTACTACAGTGGCACTCACGCCGCCCGTTTCACCCGTTCAGTGTTTGACCGTGTACTTACAAGCACTGCTACCAGCATTGACCTCACATCAACTGATGCCAACATCCTCGTGCTTACACCCGGCGGTACATTCGCTGTAACGACCAGTGGGGCGTTCCCTGCGGGATATGTCATCGAGATAAAGAACACTCATGGGTCGAACACCGGAACATTCGCTCTTACCAATTCAACGACTTCCGCCATCGGTGATACCGCCGACAGTGATGGTGGTTACGCTAAGTTCGTTTGCACAGTAAGCCATGCGACCAATCCAACCTTTGTTCGCTTAGTGTGAATAGGCCGATTCAAAATAGAAGAAGAAAAATTATTTTTAATTACTTTCATTGTTATTTTTCTTAATTGCGGTGTCTTGCCAAAAATGCCCGCATTGCCTACATTGTAGTAGTAAGAAACGCTCACGCTCATCATCAAGGTAGCGAGCCGATATGCGTCGTGCTATGTGCCAATGGGCGCAAGACCTACACTTTACTTTCAGTTTTTCCAACAGTCGCCCCATCGTAACACGCCTCGCAAAAATCTCCATCAACAAGAACCGAAACTCTTTCACCGCAAAATACGCAAATGAACCTCTTCTTCATTGCGCTGGCCTTCTTGCTATAATGTCATCAATACGCAGTATTGAATTAGTTACCTCACTGGCACTTAGCACTGCTTGACGAACCAATTCAGTAGGTTCGTAAACACCAAGTTCCATCATGTTACATACGCCCCCATTGTGTACATCGGGGCCAATCTCACGGTTGCCTTGTAGGATTTCGTGGCGGATAGCAAGGATAGTGTCGAGTGGGTCATGACCGGCATTCTCGGCAATAGTGGCAGGGATGCACTCTAATGCGTCTGCAAAGGCTTCAATCGCCATCTGCGCTCTACCACCTATCTGTGCCGCATGTTGCCGTAGATGTGATGACATACGGGCGTATGCGTTCCCACCGCCGACAACAAAATTACCGTTCTTTAACACTAAAGATACTACACCGAGTGCGTCATCGAATCCACGCTCAACTTCTTCAAGTGTGTGAGATGTTGCACCCCTTAGCACGAGTGTTGCCTCATCGCTCTTGACATCACCTTGAACAAAGAGATACCATACATCGTTATGCTTTTGACGCTCAACGGTGCATTCTGTCGCCTCTTCTACTTCTTCGGGTGTTTGATAGATAGTTGCCCCTGTAACCTTGCTCAATGAGCGTAGTGTTGATTCGGGAACCCTGCGAGCAACCATGATGTTATGCTTCTTGAGATGAGCGCATACATGGTCGTTGACCGCATCACGAGCAAAGACAAGTCCACCCTTCGGTAATACTTTCACGAGTAATTTAGCCGTTGAGATGAGGTTTGCTTTACCCGATGATTTGTATGATTGAAACGATTGAGCATCCAACTGCACTTGTACATTGTCTTCACTCTTCTCGTTTTCAAGACCGGTGTTCAACAACACTACATTGGAGTAAGCATCATCACCTTCAAGCACATAGTCCTTGTTTACAATCGAACCTTCGTAGAGATAAGAGTCATCAAGTGAGCCACCGGGGAATGAAACAACCTTGACGCTTTCAGCATCACCGGCTTTCTCAACTGCTGATACACATAGTTCAGCGACAGCATCAAGAGAGTTCTCAAGTGCTTTACCTGTGATAGCAGTTTTAGCGACTGATACCAATACATCACGCTTATCACTTGTAAGTGAAACATGACGCTGTAAGTATTCAACAGCCATTTGAGATGCCTCGTGATAACCACGACAAATGACATTCGGGTGCAATCCTTTCTCAAACAGCGTTTCGCTGTTACCGAGCAATTGACCTGCAAGAATGACAGTGCTTGTTGTACCGTCATAGCACAGGTTTTCTTGAGTCTTTGCCACTTCAACAATCATCTTACCACCGGGGTGCGATACATCAAGTTCACGCAAGATAGTAGCACCGTCGTTTGTAACGATAACACCACCTCCGCCATCAACCATCAGTTTGTCCATTCCCATAGGGCCAAGCGTTGATTTGACGGTATCTGCTACCGTCTTTGCCGCCCGTATGTTGTGTATCTGTGCTTTGCTTTTCGTACTTTCAATCTCCGTCATATCTACCATTCCACTTCTATTTTTACTACTTCACCTGTATCTAATTGTCTTGATTTGATATAGCCTTCACTCTTCCCAAATTGATACAAGTCGAATGTTAATTGAGCGTCGCTAAGGCAGTATTTGGCTACCTCATCGAACTTACCTGCTCTCCATGCTAAGGGGGCATCCTCGCTGTTCATAAGTTTATTGTCCTCTAAAGTGGTCTTTGTTAGCATTCCCAGTGTTGTAGATACCTTACCAACGGCTGTTGCCGCTTTCTGTACTAAGTGCTTCGTGTCAATTACCGCATCGGCTTTGCCGAGTATATCACCGGCTGTCCAACAGTCAAGTGCATCACGCAGTACAGGTAAATCGAATCCTTTGATGTTATGGCCGATGACAACGCCACCGCCAGCGACATGCTTTGCTAAGTCCTCACCCAGTGTACGAGGGTGAAGTTCTTTCACTGTGGCATCAATGTCGAGTGACTTGTTACAATATACTGTTCCATCGTTGCCGTTCCATGTAGCAACCACTGTAGGCTCAAAGGAGGCGGTCTTATCCCATCCTCCAATCTCCCATGAGTAGTTGCCTGTTTCAATATCTAATGCCATTATGTTGTTCATTGTAAAGCCTCCTGTTCACGCACGAATCGTGCTAAGTGGGTTTCCGTGGGTTCACCGCATTTACTACAAATGGTTTTACCCATGAATGTCATAGTCGGCCAACGCTTACAAATGCATTTCATTTCTTACTCACCTTATGTCTGTAGTAAACACGCTTACCCTGTTTACGGCTTACAAATATCTTACTACTGTAGTCCTTAAAGTGTCTTTGGGCTGTGCTTTTACTTACACCTGTATCAGCCATGTATGTATTCCATACGGCTGATTGTCTGCACCAACCGTCGCCGTGACCTTCAAGTTCGTAACCTGCACATTGCTCGTATGCTTTCTGCATGTCACCGAGGATTTTACCTTCTTTGGCTTTGTTACCACCAATTTCAACTGAATCCTCAAGCCAAGAGATAAGGTTTTGAAACAAGTCAATCAGTATCTCGTGAGCCATATCTACATGCTCATCGTTAATCTCCCATGACTCATCAAGTAGTGCCATGTGAAGTGAAATGATGCCGAGGTAATTCTCAATACCGGGCGTAAATGACGCTACAATCTCCGACATAGATGGGTTCATGTCCATCAGTAAGCCGTAGATGTCTTCGGATGCTTGATACAATGAAGTAGTGTAATTCAAACTTGGTTTGAACATGTCCCACATATGACGCTGAACTGTTTCCTCTCGCTCATCATCAGTCATTTCACCCCACTGTGTGAATGTTACCTCACTCATGTTGAGTAAGCGGTCACGAATGCGTTTTTCAGTGTCTTTGAAGTAATCGCAAATGTCATCCTTAGACAAATCGTTCTCTTCGGGCTTCTGCCAAAAGGTTCCAAGACGGGTAGTACTCACTTCTTGTCGCATACCCATATCCCAATGCGCCCAGTAAAGAAGGACACGCTGAAAAATACCCTTTGTCAATACATAATCCTTGACACCCTTCGGTGGATAAGTGGTAATCCAAAGGGACACTAAAGAATCACATTCAATTTTATTACCCTTCATGTGCTTTACCAGTACATTGCTGTTGCTACCCACTGCGTTACACGCAGTTTGTAGATACAATACCGTTTCTTGACTGTGTTTATTTGGAGTGAGTAGAACCGAGCCTTCATCAAAGTTGATAGCCTTGCGACCTGCGAGTAAACCGGGAACAGTTTCATACTCACCTGTTGGTTTTTGATGGTCGTCAAGCACTGCATTGGTTGAGCCGATTAAACCTGCATCTGTTCCCGAAGCGAATGCGTCATACGGAACTTCAATAACCTGCATGACTTCACTAATGAAGTTCCATGCTATGGACTTACCAGTACGAGATGGTTGAATCCAAAATACATGCACACGAGGGTCAAGGTGAGAGTCGCCTGTAGGAATACGAATGTAGGGTAGTGCTACCTGCCCTTGAATAAAGAAGAAAGACAACAAACCCGGAATCTCATTCATCATCGAGGTCTGCGAGAAGTGGTGTAAATACCCTTCAAGAACGGGAAACTTTTGTACGGCTTTGTAATTTGATATTTGAGTCATAGTCTTCAATCCCCCTTTCTTTTATTGTTTATATATGATTTTCACCGTCTTACTTTTCTTTCTTGTTTAACGGGTTCTTCACTTGTAAGTATTTTAATAAGTAATTTTCTTCTCACTTCACCCAAGCCTTTGATTTGCTTAAGTGATTCGGGAAAGCACATTTCTTCTATGTTACCGCATGTTTGCAACAGTCGTTCCGCTACTTCACGCCCAACACCCGGAACGGTCATTATCATGTCCAAGCGTAGGTCGTTGCTCGCTACCCTACGGATTGATTGCGCTCCATGTTTACTTGCTGGTTTATGCAACTTGTCATGTAACTTTACAATGAAAGAAGCCGCACTGCTTACATCGGGTGTAAAGAATACTTGACATTCAAAGTCGCTCATTATACGAGCAATCGTTCCCGTCAGTTCACTTTGCACTTTTGAATAACTCACTTTCTTTCCATTGCGTTTAGCCATAGTGACATATTTTTCAATTGAGCCGTGAATGACAAGAAAGAAACGCTCAAAGTTTGCATCCATGTTATCGAGTTGTCGCCATAAGTGACCGGAGTGTGATGATTGAAACAAGTCGGGAATACTTTTAGCCTCAACTAAAGCACCGCCAAGTAAGTAATCACCCACTACCAGTGTTTGCCGTATAACAGTCAACCCTGCTTTCTTGGCCCTACGCTCTATGGATTCACACAGTGAGCCTCTTTCGTTACTATCTACTATTAAGTCCGGCTTCATCTGCCAACCCCCAAATTACTAAATTATAACTACCCGAAGCATCATTGGCTCTCACTTTTTCTTTTCCTACTTCAATAAACTCACAGTTTTTGGCTAATACATTACATAATTGCCGCATGTTTGGACACCAGCGAGGCCAAGTTTCATGGAGATGAGCATGTATCTCTCGTGTATTTTTATTACCCTGTTTGAGTATTTTTATAACTCTTGTAATAGTGTTAATATTTCTTCTTTTTTTAGGCTTAATTTTATCGTCATAAGCGTCAAAAATGTTACTCATACTATCACTCCATATCGCCGGTTCCATCGTAGTATTTACATTTACCCATACAAAATCCTTCTTGGTAAAGAGTAGCACATGTAGCGTGCGGATAACCCGCCATCACTATACTGCGAACTTGTTCTTCTGTCTTTTCTTTTCGGTAGTCCACCCACCCTTGACCCGAAATGATTCTTGAAATCATACCAACATGCTTTTCCTTTTCCTCGCTGGCAATGCGCCAAGCAGGAAAAAACATACGAAGGCGGTCAGCCAAGTAGGAGGCGAGGTGAAACCTTGCCCTGTGAGTAGGATTGCCGCCACCCATAGCGGCCTGTGATAGACAAGGTAGCATGTGTAAATCATCGAGTGATACAGTCGGTATATCCACCGTCTTGATATGCCCCATTGTTAGTAATTTACTTTTGATAATGTTTAATTTAACAGGTGTTTTTCCTAATTGGATGTAACCATTATGTGGCTCTTGACCCTTATCCATCAAGTCGTCATACGATAAATTGAGTATGTCTTCACTACTCATAGGCATAGTCCAAACCTCACGCTTGGCATTATACGAATTAGGTATGCGTATCATACCACTCGTATCGAATGCAACCGCAGGGTCATTACATCTCAAGCCACCCAGTTTCTTCTCCCATTGATTGATGAGGATTTTACCGGAGTGTTTTATGCGTGAAAGTTCTGCACCATTCTTTGGTTCTATTGTTTCATCAAGCGGAACCCAAACATGAAAACCGCCACCACTGAACCATATGTAGTGTAGTATGTCTTTATCCATCAACAAGCGATGTAGTTTTCTCACCTCGCTGTGTGGTATTTCAAATGGTAAATCTTTACCTTTATCCTTAAAGTCTTTACAATCGAAATCCAGTACGAAGTGATGTATTTTAGGTGTATTGTAATCTACCCTGTGGTGCTTCGGTGCTTGAGTTTCATTGTAACCATAAGCAGTGAAGTAAACATTACCACTCCCGTTCTTACCCGACCAGTAGCGTTCCAACTCGGAGGCGTTCTTGACGAGTCTTCGCCAACCACGCTCACCGCTACTCGGTAGTTCAAGGACTTCACGAGGGAAGTCTATGGGTAAGAAGCCCACCGTATCACCGATTCTTATGTAGGAAAATGTCGAGGTCTTTCACCAAATCATCAATCAAAGCGTTGAGAGTGTCGGCTCGCATCTGCGACGGGTGTACAGTGTATGTAATCGTCTTCGGGTGTCTGTATTGAGGTTCGCCATCTATATCAGCAAACTCATCAAGAGTTGTCTGTCGCACGATGCTACGCAAAAACTTCTTGCGACCAGCACCAGTGGACTTGTGTACCTTAACAACATAGTTGAAGTTACCTACTTTTTCGTTCAGTATTCTTTCCATCAATAAAATTATTTCAATCATTATTTTCATCCTCATTTATTTTGTCCAAGAACTTATTCGCACCGGAACTTTCCAGCCATTCTAAATCATCAGCCGGATTCCAGTACTCGCAGTGTTCTTGAAAACTGCACCACCCACATTTGAAATCATCGTTTCCGGGGTCGGGTGGGAACTCCATATTTATGTGTGCTTCAAGTAGGCGCACTAAACCTTTTTCGATACTCTTGGCCGCATACCTACCGCCCTTCTTCGTGTCTTCATAGAAGACAGTAGGGCCGTCGCCGCCATTGATACCCCCGCCGGGAAACTCCCATCCCCAATGGGTGATAGGGAGAAACTCATGGTGAGGGCTATGTTCAAGCATCATCTTGTAGAATTGCATTTCTTTACGCATGGCCGTAGGCTTATGCTTATTGTACTTACCAGTCTTCAACTCCATAAGAGCGAAGCCGTCATCATCAGCAAACAGTCCATCAATAAAACCGTTCATGTGGATAGGGATGTGTTCACCGTTTACTTCGACAAAGCGTGTGGCTTGTATATTCGCTTCGATAGCAACAGGTTCCCACTGCTCACCCATAGTGTAAAGTAATCGGTGAAATTGCCACTCAACCCATTGGTGAATCTGTTCATCCTCGCCAAACTCATATGGTTCGGGAGGTTGAGGTATAGCGTCATGAAACACAGCCTTCGCCGCATCTATGTCACCACTCGCAATCAAAGCAAGTGCATCTTCTCCACGCAAGCCCTTGAACTTCTCAAGGTAGTATTGCTGTGGACACCAGCCGAATGTGCCGTAACTTGACTTGGTAACTCGGAGTATAGTAGTGTCATCCTCATTCGGATTCCAAGCGTAGGTGCTACTCTTGTACGAGTCAGCCTCCAATGTGTTACCAGTAGCCTCAAGGTAATCGTCAATGCGTGGGCGACTATCATCACCAGTAGGATTGAATCTCATTCTTTCGCTCTCCAATTCCTATGTTGTTGACAAGTGTGTGTCCCATGTTGGACATTTCGCCCGCAAGGTTGACCTTTTCTTGGCCCGCTATTTAACGGTACAGTGCATTGTATCTCACTACCTTCAAGTTTACCTGTTTGTTTGTATCTCGTACAAAACGCATTTACTGTAGAAAACGGCCTACACATTATTTTTGCTATCTCATTTCTTGGTATTCCTTCTTCGTATAAACGAATCAATTCTTGTCTATCCTCATGAGTCCATTCCCTCCGCTTAGTTCCGTCGCTATATACACTTTCTGCGCTCTCAATACTATAGGTATGAAAGTTTAGTTGTTCCCTTTCCATTTCGATGATGCGCTGTAGATAGACAGCCAAATCCATCGCTTCTTCTTGAGCATGGATAAGCCATTCAAGGCGGGAGAGTGGTGCGGTTTCCATAGTGACCCCGTACTTGCTCTTGCCTACTTCGGCTCGCTGTGCAATCTTCTTGCATACTTCGTCTTCTATTCTACTCATTCTTCTTCACCTGTTATTTCAAATATGATTCTCTCGGCTTCGCATAGTTTACAGTGAAGTTTTCCTTCAAACTCCGGCCTATGTTTCAATGGCTTCACGCACTTCATTCCTTCACCTTCTTTTTGTTAAACGAGTGTCCATCAGTCATACTTACAACCCTCGTGTTAAGAGCCATCAACTTCTTTTCAGTGTCAATTTTAAGTCTTTCAACTGCATCCAAAACAACAGGTGCGTGATTCAACTGACTCATAACCTCGGCTTTTACCATTATCTCTACTGTAGTGTCAAGCATGGCTTCTAAACGCATAACCCTGTCTTCTAATGAAACGAGTTGACTCTCTAAGTTTTTAGTGTATTTAGCCATCATATCGTTTTGTTTATAGTTGCTATTACATGTTTCACATCGGTTGATACCTGTTGATTTATTCGACCGAGTGGTAAAACTGACACCACACATTACACATTCTTTTTGTATTCCCATAATATCAACCCTCTATTCTTTTATTGTTTATATATGATTCTCACCAGTATTGTTTCAACACCCTCTTCGCAGTAAGTCGTTGTAAATCCCAGTCGAGTGTTTCATACACGACCTTGAGTTTCTTTGCTATCCATTTGTCAACGCATGTAGTCCAGTCTATATCATAGTCATCCAGTTCACTTATCTCATCATATGCTATCACATTGGTTTGAGGTTGCCCCTCCGGTACACCATTGATGAATACCCACTTAACGCTGTCACCTTTATTAAAATCAGTGTTATTGTATTTATTTGAGTATTGCGCCGCCTTCGCTGTGTTGGGTGTGTGAGATGGATTATACTCATGTAGATGCTTTTGGATGCGCCCGTATGCTGATACATCATCCAATGCACCGCCACCATAGACAGCCTTCACCATTGGGCGTATGTTGTCAAACAAATCACTCTCATCAGCACCGTTGCATATGAGTGTGAAAGCCTCACGCTGTACACGCTTACTCAACGGTGGTGCATTAGCCGCCTTCATAGCAAACCCTGTCACCTTCATCTCACCCTTGTCTTCGGGAGGGTATGACTTGATACCGAAGTTTCGATTCTTGATACCGGCAGTGAACCAGTAAGGGAAAAAGGCTTCAAGTTCTACATCGAGATACTTCAAATCCATCTCTTCTTGAGCAATGCGAGTCAACTCACCTGCAACTTCTTCGGCTTCATCGAATGGGACTTGAATGTAACATGAATCGGTGTGACCCGCAAGCCCACGATAGCCCATCTCTTCACTCTTTTTTACGAGCATACTGATAGACTCTCTACCGAGATAGGTGATACACTGTGCAATTGGATAACTACTCCATTGACCGGCAATCTTCTTGGTTCCCGTCATACCATAAATCGCATTGACGGCGACCTTGACGGCCATTTGTAGCATGTTGTAACCGAGGCGTGTATCAGCGTCATCAGTCTCACGCATGAGGCGTTTGTACTCCTTACGGAGAGCGAGCATCTGTTTGACAACAGAAGGTAGTATGCCTTCCTTGTCTTGATGCCAGTGGAATGTGCCACCTGTAAGCGGTATCATGTTACCCTTGTCGTCATACTTAGGAGGAACTTTCAGTGTGAGAATATTCTCACCCGGCCCGTCTGCCATCGTAGTCCAACACAGGTTGGCGGAAAGTATGATGTTTGGATAGAGTGATGCGAAATCAACCAGTGCTACATTTTTATGTCGCCCTGCTACCGGAGGCATTACCCACGCCGCTTGTAGTTCGGGGCGTTCTTGAATGTAAGAAGAGGGTGCTTTGAGGTCAGTGCGCCGACCAATCAACCCTCGGAAGTACCGAGTGACCTTATGTGTACTACCGAATGAGACACCGGCCAGTTGTTGCATTGCTATGTGATACGATATACAATTCAACTTCTCATCACAGTCACGCAGTAGCGTAGTGTCAACCAAACAATAGTCTACGAAATCGTCATAGTAATCAGCCCATCCATTGAAGACAGTCATACCTTCTATGTCGTTTGTTAATTTACCACTGAAACCAAGTTCAGTAGCGAACCAATCCAACTTGCGAGACTGTGCTTGACCCTTACCGGACTTCTGCCATATACCCTCAAAGCCACTCCCATCAGTCCACTGCGCCGCAGTGTCGAATATTAGTCGCCCCTTGATAGGTTGAGCAGTGGTGCGGTATGCACCAGTCTTCTTGTTCGGTGCTGTCATTCTACGCACAGGAGACAGACGCTCACGCTCTACACCCAGTTGTTGATACAGGTGAGGTAAGTCAGCCCAAGCAATAGCATGAGCCACCAGCATGTCGGGGTTACACTCTTCAAGGTAAGTCAAGAAACCCTCGTGCATCTCATGGACACTCGCATAAGTACGCAACTCATAACCTTCGTAGCGGTCTATCCACTCGGTCTTGCGTATAGTATCTCGTGCTGATTCTTCACTCCAAGCGAACACTACAGGGTGGTCGCTGAATGTGTCGGACACAGCCATGACAGTTGTAGTTTGACTTTCGGGGTCCCATTCAAGGTCGAAATACCATATGCGAGGCTTGAACTCCGGTAACTTATCGGGATAATTGGTGAGTAGTATTTGGTCGAGGTAATTAAGGTCAGCCTCGTAAGTCCATACACCACACTTTTCTTTCAGTTCCCATAGAGTATTAGGATGCTGTACAGTTACTTTCACTATTGTTTTACCGTCGAGTCCGGTCGCCTTGATGTCCGAGTGAACAACTCCCCTGTAACCTCTAATGCGATTCATTACATACCGAGGTGCATCTTCGGCTACCCAAAAGAAAGGCTCAACATAATCATCATCACCTTTCATGATGTATCGCTCGTGTAACACCCCATCAGTCCCACGAGTACGCTCGTAGATGGTAGGTGGGTCGTAAGGGTCATCAGTGAACCAATCAATAATCATCAGTCATCACCTACATCAACGACCATAAGTAGTGTAGTGACTTGTTCAAACACCACTATGGTGTTTCTACCCATGTGCATACGAGCCTCACCATCATCGAGATAGTTGAGGCAGGTAGGCAGGGCATCGGAGAACATCGAGTCAACAGTAGTAGCAGGGCCATCAGTGTCCCATACAGGGAGTGTGGTAAACAAACGACCACTCGCCGCCTTACCTGCTACAATACCTATCTCTTCTTCGCCGCAGTGAATACGCAACTTGAAGTCCGTGTCCTTCGCCAGTATGCCACGCATGTTGGCAAACGAAATCAAATCCTTTGTCATCAGTGATGAGTGCGTGGATAGGTTGGCATCGCCAAACTTAGCCCACCCACCTTCTTGACACTTCTTTAACAGTGAACGAATTACAACAGCCTTGCTCGCTGATTCAATGTCATTCGTACTCGGTAGTTGCAACTTGTTGCCAGCCGCTTCAATGTGAATTGGCTTATGGGTGTCTACCTGTCGTAGTGTTACAGTGTCCTCGTTTGTCGCCTTCATGAACTTGAGTGCTTTCTCAAGGTCAGCGATGTGGAGTGCGCCTTCTTCGATTACCTCACCCGCCAAGAAATACTTTCGCAGGTAAAAGGATGCATAAGCAACCTCAACCGTGATGCGAGAGCCAGCGCACTCCAACCGTAGGTCGGGTACACCTTTCGTAAACGATGTAAGGAACGAGACAAACTCGCTTCTGTTCACTGTAACTTTAGTCATAATATCACCTCATAGTGTGGCAGGGAAGAGTAGGAGGAAAACGCCAGCAACCCCCTTGACGACATGAAAACCGAAACTTCACCCTTATTACCTTCAAACCTACCTCACTGGGAGTATCATAGTGTACCGTCATACAAGTCCGGTAATCCATTCCATGTGTAATCGCCATCGGGTCGTGTCACGAAGACAGTCCGAGACTGATTCACGAGGTTTGGATTAGTCTTACACTTGGTGTATGACGCTGTAAAGACTGTCTTTTCTAATTCACCTTCATCGTTATGTTCCTGTGTCTCTTGCATGTGGATAATGGTTGGCAAGTAGCCGTTCATTTTCTTTTCCCACGCAGGTTTCCACTCATCAACCGGCCCACTCTTGTAAGAGAAGTTGGCGATTGTCATGTGGGTTTCCCAAAAGACACGCACACCGAGTCGAACAAGGTCACGGCTCAATCGAGTAAGTTGGTGGAAGCGAGCGTTACGCATACCCCACGCTGTCTGTGACTTGATTTTCTCCATGCCACCACCGCTGTAATCCGCTGATTGGATAGCGTCTTTCGCCATACCCAAGTCAACGATACGCATGTTATGGTTGCATATCTCAAGCCATGAATCAATACCACTCAACAGTACGCCCCATACCGGCTTACCGGCTTCGGCTTCACTGATGAGGTAGCGCATGATTTTCATGATACGGTCATGCGTAGCAGGGTAATCGTGTGCTGTACGGTCATGCCCCATTTGCCACGGATTCCATGAGCGAATGTTTTCATTCTTGTAGATAGATGAGTTGAGCATACCACCACCACCATCAAAGTCAATCACTTGTAGTGTTGAGTCTTCGGGTTTCGATTCGTCTTTCTCAAAGGCATCGAGAACGATAGCCGACTTACATGTGCCGTCATGCCCCATGATGCCAATGAACTGATGTGTCTTCATCATGTATGTACGAGCCTTGTCTTCGGCTCGCATTTCAGCGAAGGGGTCGCCCATGAAAGGCTTCTTAACCTCTACCGGCTCACTTACTTCACCCTTAAGTTTCTTCTGTGCTTCTGCTGTTTGTCCAAATCCTGCCATAATTATTCCTCCTTATCAATGTTCAATTGTAATGGCCCTTCTTCTCGCAATCTAACATTCTCTATTAGTCTGTCCGGTGTGTAATCTGCCATCATCTCGCCTAAGTATTGTAAAACAATTTGCAAATCACTCAACAAGTGTGATTCACGAACCATTGGTACTTCTGTATTACAACCTTCGCATACATAGAGTGGTGAGGGAAACTCTTTTTCTCCATCCGTAGTAGGGTGCATCACATATTGAAGTGTTGAACCCCAACCGAGTTCATCTTCCACACAGTTACATTCATCACTCAAATTGTCCAACTCCTGTATCGCCACCAGTTGCTCGCTTTCGGCAACGGCGTGGGTCGCCATAGATACCCATGACGCTAATTTTAGGAGAGATGAGTCCATCACGGTCTTTCATACCGACACGGCCAAAGACGAAGACAGTGGACTTTTCAGCGTAGTCAAAGGCATCTTCGCCCCAACCACTCGTGAACGGGTCACACATCACGCCGACAGCACCAGCAATCCAACAGTCAATGTCACCAGTAATGGTGCTTGAAAGTGTCATGTTGTAGTTGAATCCTTCGGGGTCATACTCGCTGTCACGAGGTTCAGTGTTCATGCTGTTGATTGTTCCCTTCGTAATGACGAGAGGGCCGTATGTAACTTGTCGGCCACCAATCTCGGTGCGCTCTTTCTTGTTCTCATAAGCCTCTTCTAAGTGGTCTATGGGAACAAACAAAGAGTGGTCGTCGCTTACCCAGTAGTTCTTCGGTTGAAGAAGTGGGCGCATACTTTCCGGTACGAACTCGTCTGTGTAATTAGGTGAGAAGTCATCGTAAGTTCCGAGAACTGTCTTGAAGTATTCGTTGGCAGTATCACGAGGTGGAACGACTGAAATCTTACACGGTCGCCCAATGTCAAGATTCATGTCGGCGTTCTCGTTTGTCAAGTCAACTTTCCAAAGCCCAATGTGAGCATTGTTGATGAATGCACCCTCTTCTCCACCGAGGAAGTAAGCGTAGCGACCCATGCGAACAGGAGAGGATGGTAGCCCCTTACGAGTAAGGAGACATACCCAATCATCACCGGACTTGATACCGAATGGTGGGTCTTCGCTTGAAGGGTTTGTAAGTGGGGTGAGTCCATCCTTGTTACGGATAGCCCACACATCGCCGTCTTTCTCAAAGACACCAATGCGGCCACTACCGATAGCCTCGGCAGGGTCTTTCTCAAAGAGTGCTACATTCGACTTAACGATGTTCTGCAACCTGTCTTTCTTTTTGTCTGCTACACCAACGAAAGAACCTACCCATGTGTTTGTATTGCTACTGCCAGTCTTCTTTCGTGTCTGTACGAAGGCTT